ATTCAAAAAAGGAAAAATCGCAAACTCCTATATATAACTACTTTGCGATTTTTCCTTTTTGCATAATAACTTGAAATACAATCACTTGTAATTGTTAATTTAACAAATGATATTTGAACCACAATTTCACTGAACAAAACGCACATTTCACTGAAACTTGAACAAATCCTCCGAAAAACTCCGAAATCGCTTGTTTTTGTATCCTTGAAAAATTGCTAACTAATTGACAATCAATCAAAGTACCCTTGAAATACACCCATATAAATAATAATACAAACGAGGTTGCAAACTTGATTTGTTGAGCGGAAACGCAAAAGAGAGTAGGGGCAGGGACTTTTGTTCATTTCACCCCGCCCCGAACTCAAAAAAAAACATAAAATGAACGGAAGAACATACTATAATGAAATGACAAACTACAATCCATTTGAATTAGCATTTTTCTGCCTCGGCTTCCAACCCGACAGAAACGGAACCAAAGGTTCGCTTGTCCGCAGATTGAAATCATTTTCCGAACTCCGCGCCATCGCGAAGGGAAAAGCAAAAGACCAACTTCCACCCATTTTTCCATCATTCGGCAAGAGGGGTAGTGAATTTCACATCTTCAACATTGACTACCCTGACTACGGTCAGCAACTTGTTGAACTGTTCAAGGCGGATAATACCGACACCTCTTTGAATGATTATAGAATAGGTTGGGAAGTCGCCAACCATAGCGCAGAAATCTTCGGTTCCCATATACCCGACACAGTTCTCGTTGATATTGATACGACTGTACTCACCAATGATGTGATGAACAATGCGGACAAAATCAACGGACTTCTGAACAATTCACTCCTGTTCATACAACCCTCTTTCAGCGGAAAACTGCATATCATTATGCACATCGCCGCACAATATTCTGAACAGGAATACAGGAATGAGGCGGCGGTTGCGGTTGTCTGTCTGTGTAGGGCGATTGAACTTGTGACGGGCATTGACCCGTTCAAGTTGCAAGACCATAAGGGCGACTGTTGCATTGACCCGACCTCCATCAGTCCATATACCCCGATGTATATGGCGGACAACGACTATTGGTTCAATCCGAACTGTTGGGAGTTCGCCATTTCCGACAATAACAGGAAACTTGCTTCCGAAAAGGCAGGGGTGTCATTTAACAGGGTGTTCACCACCGAAACCTACAAACCCGTCACCCCGTTCGCAGGTGAGTTCACCATCTCCAACCCACACAGGGTGAAGGTTGACCGCAACTATATCGTTGACAAAGGCGGCAGCGGAAACGATGTAAGAATGCAGTTCGCCAATGTGATGTGGTGGTATGTGAAGGGTGATGTAAACAAATACAATGACCTCCGTCAGCAACTCTTTGTCAATTATAGGGAGTTCACCCCTGTCGGCGACAAGAACCCGAATCCACTCTACAAGGCGGCATTTGACAAGGAGTTCGGCGTTGTGACCACCACCACCAACATTGAGTACGACCCGACCTCGACAAGCGGCATAGTCATCCCGAAGGACGGGTGGTTGAGTGACTATATGGACACCATTGAAAAAGCACTTGAAACCCACCGCAGAATAGAGGTGGTATCCCCGACAGGAACAGGAAAGACCGTCCTCATAACCGAATATGCGAAAAAGCACAAGACGCTCATCATCGTCCCGTTCAACTCCCAACTTGTGAACTACGGATGTGATTGGATTAACATAATCAGCAAGGAGAACAAGGGGTTTGACCTTGAAAGAAGCAACGTAGCGGTGTACGACCAAGCAATAAAGCACTTCGGTCTGTTGGGCGATGATTGGGATGTGATTGCGGATGAGTGCCACCTGTTATGGTGTGACAGAAGTTGGAGGGAATCGGCAACGGATGTGGTGAACCGAATCAACGACCTTGAGAAGAACAAGGTTATGCTCCTGACCGCAACGAACACCATTGAGGATTCTCTGTTCAATGTAGATAGAACCCTGACCTTCACAAAGGAAAGAGACACTGTGGAAGTGAAGTGGATGGACGTCACAACACCATACACCACCATTGAGAAACTCATCACCGACAAGAAAAAGACCTGTGTGTTCTCCGACAGATATGCGAAGAGTCTCGCGTCAAACCAAAGTCTGCGGATGGGATGGGGTAATGTGGTTCTTTGCCATTCGGAATCAAAGAGCAAGGGGTATCAGAGAATCCTTGAGAACCAAATGCTTGACGCGAGACTGACCGTTTCAACAAAGATACTCTATTCGGGCAACAACTTCAACAACGAAGACCCAATACGACTCATCATCCAAATAGACGGCAACTATGACTATTCATACATCGTACAGTCTGTCGGCAGGTTCAGAAAGTGCAAGGATTTGGAGGTGTTCGTTGTGAACGATGTTCGGCAACATTCGGGCGATGCCCCGACCGACCAAATTGTGCTTGACAGACTGAACGCGATGAGGGCGAAGGGTTCAAACATCGCGAAACTGATGACCGACCGCCACAAGGACGACAAGTACTATAACCCCTACGCGGCAGTGGAAATTGAAGATTACTACTTGAAAATTGACAAGGCAAAAATTATCGCTGACCTATGTGCAACCTCATATATCAAGGTTATTGACTGCGGTCTTTGTGATGATGGCAAGGAGTTCCCGATGGACGAGGTGAAACGCAGAAGGAGCGCAACTTTGATTGACAACATCCGCAGGTCTTCCAACCTCAATGAACTCATCAAGTACGATGAGGAGGATGATGTGATGACGAGCAAGTGGAAGTCTGAAATTGGTTGGATTTGCGCGGATATTTCACCCGAATCCGTCAAAAGGTACATTGTGGAGAGGTCAGATGAGAGTGCCATTCAGATTGACACAATCATATCTGAAATGCACTCAATCATCAACATATCCGAACTGTCCATTTCCGAAATCCGCAGAATCAAGGACGACTATGAGGCATTCGCTGACGATGAGTGCAGGGCATACGGGGTTGATGGCGACACCAAAGACAGAATCACAAGATACGCTAAAAGAATCGCAAGACTGTTGAACAGGGTTGATGTGGAATACCCCTCCACCCCGATTTATAACTTGAACAACAACGACCTGTTCGGACTTGCCATTGACCTCATTGACGAGAGCAAGATTGAGTTGAAGGAGGTCAGAAGGCAGAACGGGTTAAACAGCAAACAACCAATCACAATCAAGTTTGTCGGTGACTGTTGGGACGATTCAGGACTTGAAGGGATGAATGCGCAGCATAACACCGTAACCTTTGAATGCAAAGGTGACTGTATGAGGTTTCTCGGAATAGGTTCAAAGGCGTTCAGTCGTTTTGTCAAAGGCGAACGGGTGAAGGCAGCGAGAAATTGGCTGGTGGTTCAAGATTGATTGCTCAGTCTCAAGTTAAATTCAAAAAAGGAAAAATCGCAAACTCCTATATATAACTACTTTGCGATTTTTCCTTTTTGCATAATAACTTGAAATACAATCACTTGTAATTGTTAAATTAACAAATGACATTTCAACACCAATTTCACTGAACAAATTGACCATTTTGTTGAAACTTGTACGAATGCCCTGAAAAAATCCGAAATCACTTCATTTGACTACCTTGTAAAATCGCTAACTCATTGATAATCAATCAAAGTACCCTTGAAATACACCCATATAAATATATATGAAATGAAAAATAAATTTGTACGAAATGAAATTAACGCAATCAGACTTGAAAAAGCAAATGCAGTTCCCGATTGAGGTTGAACTGAACGAGATTATGGGTTTCCAACAGACCTTTATGTGTAAAAGCGCGGACAAGATATTGTTTGACCTTGATGCCCTGCAATACAACTTCTACCGCCTGCACAAGAACGAGAGAAACCTCCCGAAACCACTGTTGAAAAAAGATTTGTTCGGATATACCAAAAATAACGCATTCTACGGACACCTTTGGGGCGATTTTAGACGCTACCTCGCACTTGCCCGCTACTATTCAAAGGAGTTGAACACCACCCTTGAAGAACTGTACTTCACCAAACAACCGCATACCCTTGTATTTTTGGAGTCATTCAACCTGTTGAAGATGAACTACAATCTGACAAGCAACGAGTATGAGTTTGACTCGTACAAGGAACTCCTGTACATTTAACAAAAACCGAAAAATATAAATACAAACGATGAAAACATTAAATCCTAACGAATACAACCAACAATATGAAACCTACTGCAAGCACTACGGTGACGCAGGGTATCGCAAAATCTTTGTTGACTTCACCCTTGCATTTGATGAGTACGTTGAACTTCTCCACAAGGGCGACCCGATGGCAGAACAATTCTATCAGAACGCTTTAAGGACGTTCGGCGAAAGACTGCACAAATACACTTCCGACTATGCGGAGAGACTTGTGCTTGAAGATAACAAATATAAATAATGAGCGTCAATTTTCATATCTGTAATTTTCATATCTGTACATAATATTTTTCGGGAATTGGGCGGGTTTTTACCCGCCCTTTTTCTTTTTGTGCAAATAGAAGACGGGCGCATTTGCGCCCGTCTTGCCGCCAGAGCCTTCATCCAAATAGATGATTTGTTTCGGGGGTGCAAAGATACAACTTTTTTGAAATGATTATGCGCCATATAACGCATATTTTAGATTATGCACCATATAACGCATAATTTGTTTTATCCATTTCACCCTTGATTTTCAAAAAAACCGCCACTTCCTATACAATATAGTGAGTGGCACATTGTGCCGCCATTAACTACTAATAATCAGCACAATATGAACAAACTTGCAAAGAAAATCAAGGTACTTCTTGGAATGGTTAAGGAGGAGTTTGAGAAGGCGGTTCTCGCTGACGGAAGTGAAGTTTCATTTGATGCGCTTGAAATCAACCGCGAGGTTTATGATGCCGAAGGCAATCCACTGCCCGCAGGCGAATACACCCTTGAGGATGGAACCAAAGTGACGGTTGATGAGAACGGTGTAATCAAGGAAATTGAAAAGGCAGACGGAGAGACCGAAAAGGAAGAGGTTGTTGAAGAAATGGCAGAGGAAGAGGTGAAAACCGAAACCACTGAAACCGAAACGACTGAAACCGAATCCACAGAACCCGACAAAATCGCTGAACTTGAATCAAGAGTTGCCGCACTTGAACAGGCACAGAACGACCTCTATGAGATGGTCTTGAAACTTGCTGAAAACCAACGCGACAATGAGGAAAAAGTTGAGGAAACCATTCAGGAGTTCTCAAAAATCAAGAGCGAACCACAGACCGCTCCGCTGCACTTCGGCAGTGAGAAGAAAGAAGATGAGAAACTGACTGCTGTGGACAAGTTTCTCGCACTGAAACATAATAAATAAAACTACTATGGCAACATATTCATTTGATTATACGACTATTGGTAGCGGTCAGAACACTACGTTCACTGACGAATTGAAAGAAAGACTGCTTGCCAAAATGGTGTTTGAGGGACGCACCGCTGAAATCGTTAAAGTTATTCCTGGCATAAAACGAGCCATCACCCTCAACTTGCTTGCTAACAACGCAAAACCCACCACTGCAACTTGCGGTTGGACTCCTGACCCGTCAAACAAATACGTTGGTCTCGACCAAAAAGAACTCGCTGTTCTTCCGCTTGAAGTGAAAGACGCTATCTGTCCGAAGGACTTTGAGCAACTTTATCTTGGTATGTATATGAGAAACAACAAGGAAGTTCCATTTGAGGAACTGATTGCCGACTCTTATGTGAACAAGGTGAAGAACTACAACGAAAAACTCATTTGGGACGGTGACGGTGTGAATAAAGGTCTGTTGATGCTCATCAATGTCGGTTCTGACAGCATTCCGACCACTACCAATACGATTGACGCATCATCTGATGTTGCAGGTGCATCTACCGCTATTGAGGCAGTCAATGCCCTTATTGCAAAGGCAAGTCCTGACATCCTTATGCACAGTGACAAGGTTATTTTGACCTCATACGCTATGTATAACGCTTACGCTTCAGAACTTCGCGCTGTTAACCTCTACATCCAACCGAACTATCAGAACGGTGAGGGTGCAAACTATGAGATGTACATCCCAGGAACCGACATCCGTCTGATTGCTATTGCAGGTATGGACAACCTTGTAAACACTACCATCGCCACTGGTTATGCTGTGAACGGTGTTAAACAACCTATGGTTCTCACCTACGCTGATAACATCGTACTCGGTACTGATATGCTCAATGACGAGGAAATGCTGGACCTCTTCTACTCCAGAGACAATGATGAGGTGAGAGTGAACATCCAATACAAACTTGGTTGGAACTTCTACTTCGCAGAACACATCGTCAAAGGTTACACAATCTAACCACTGACGGACTGAAACCAAAGGGGGTGAACCCCACCCCCTTTCTTTTTTTAGCCGCTTTGCGGCATTATCATACAATAATAATAAATATAACACTATGAGTTGCTTGACATTAACATCATCTATATGCAGGGGTTGCCGCGACAACGCAGGCGGTATCAAAAAGGTCTATGCCGCTAACATCTGCGACATCACAGCAATCACACACAACACCACAGCAACCGATGCCGACCACTCCATCACAGGTATCACCAACACAGGTTCTTGGTTCGAGTTGATTCCTAACAAGAACAGTTCCAACTGGACTGAAAACATCAACGCTTCCGTTGAGAATGGAACCATCTTCTATGAGCAAGTTGCCACCCTCGTATTCGGAAAGAACACACAGGCACTGCGCAACACCGTTCAGGAAATCTGCGATTCCGACCTCCTGTTGGTCATTGAGGACAACAACGGCATCTTTTGGGCAATCGGTGAAATGGGTAACGGAGCAATGGTTACGGGCGGCACTTCCGCATCGGGAACCGCTTGGGGCGACCTCAATGGTTGGAACCTGACCATCACTTGTGATTCAAGGGAACCTGCCTGCACAGTTGACCCGACCATCGTTGCATCATTCATTGATGAGGACAAAAAGTGCGGTTGCTAATCAACACACTGCATTGAGGCAACGGGGGGCATTTCAACCCCCCGTTTTTTGAATATCGGAGATACACTATGATACTGATACAAGACAAGGACAAACTGACAACGGTCGCCATCACTACTATTGATATGCAGACAGAACCTACTGTTATGCACATCAAGAACATTCAGAGCAAGGTTGAGTGTGACCTTGCTCTTACCAATGTAAGGACTGTTGAGCGTTGCGGCATCTACCAATTTTGGGTGGTGGGCAGCGATGATGGATTTGACTCCATCAAACAAACACTTGAAGATGCCGCAGTTCTTGACCAATACATTGAAAAGGGGTTCACAACAACGGGCGGCATTGTGTATTTGAACGGATATTCGCACAAAATGCCATTGTTCAACGGGACATTTGATTACAAGTTCGGTTCCGAAATCGGACTGTTGCAGATTGGCATCCCCACCATTGACAAAGTTGAGTATCAGTACCAGCCTACGGGGAGTGTGTACTACAACGGGTGATTATAAATAGAATAGAATAAAATTCAATATGAACACAAAAAGTCAGAACCTGATGAGTGTAGCGATGAGCAAGATTCACCTCCCGAACTACAAGGAAACCTATCTTCGGGAAAAACCTTGGGTTCGCTATGGGGACAACAACCTGTTTCCGTACTTCTTGCAGGAACTCGCCAACAAGTCGGCACTGCACAATGCCATCATCAGTTCAAAGATAGACTATTCCTATGCGAAGGGTCTTGATGCGAAGAACGCATACAACGAGAACAAGGGCGCAGACCTCTCCACCCTGTTGTTCATCAACCATCCCAACCCATACGAGGACTTGAACTCCATCTACCGCAAATGCCTCTACGACTATGTTATGTATGGGGGATTTGCCTTGAACATCATTTGGGCGAAGGACAGGGAGAACATCGCGGAACTCTACCACATTGACTTTGCAAAAATCAGGAGTGGAGTCAAGGATGAGCGCGAACAGGTCAAGACCTACTACTACTGCGAGGATTGGTCAAACGTCCGCAGGTATGGTTATAAGGAGGTCTGTGCATTCAACCCGAACAACAAAAGCGGAAGTCAACTGTTGTATGTGAAGGAATACAGACCAGGCACACAATACTACCCCCTACCCTCCTACGTTGGAGCATTGAACTACATCGCCATTGACGCTGAAATCAGCAACTTCCACCTTGCTCACATCATCAACGGGATGAGTCCCAACTATATGATTAACTTCACCAACGGCATACCGACAGAAGAGGAACGCAGGAAAATCAAACAACAGTTTGAAACCGAATATACGGGCAGCGACAATGCTGGCAAGTTTTTCATCACATTCAGTGAGGATAAGGAGAGAGTTCCGATTCTGACTCCAATTTCAGCGGACAATCTTGATGAACAATTCATCCAACTGCAAGATACCGTTCTGCAAAACATCCTGTCAGGTCACAAGGTCGTATCTCCAATGTTGGTCGGTATCAAGTCTGATGGTATCAACTTCGGTTCGGGCGAGGAAATCCGAAACGCATACGAAATCTATACGAACACCGTAATCAGACCCATTCAGAAGGAGGTCTGTGACACACTAAACAAGATTCTGACGTTCACCCTGCACTGGAACGGAACGGAGGTCGTCCCGACAAACGCAACACCGCTGTCGTTTATGTGGAGCGAACAAACCCTGACGCAGATATTGTCGCCCGCAGAAATGCGAGAGATGATTGGATTGGACAATAAAGAATAGCACTATGGACAGAACATATTTGATTTCAACCGAATTTCTGAAAGCGCACACCATCATAAACAACAACGTCACAGACGAATTGTTGAACAATGCCATTTTTGAAGCGCAGGTCATCCATATCCAGCAGACCATCGGAACCAAACTCTACGAGAAACTCCTCAACCTTGTCAGGACAAACGATATTCATCAACCACAATATTCCGACTATAAGAACCTGTTGGACGGGTATGTGATGGAATGCACCGCATATTGGGCATTGTATGAGTGTTTGCCATACATACGCTACAAGGTGGTCAACAAGGGTGTATCTACACAGAACAGCGAATGGAGCAACGGGGTGGATTCACAGGAGTTGAACAGACTTCAGGAGTCCATCGCTGACAAGGCGCAGTTCTTCACCCGCAGATTGAGCGACTTCATCCTTCAGAACAGGAATCTCTACCCTGAATATATAATGAACAACAAGATTGACGAACTGCACCCGAACGGTGGTGAGTATTTTTCGGGGTTTCAGTTTGACTCCTATGGATGTCCCTGTGAAAGAACGATGGGATTGCCGAAGAACACAATAGACCTGATATGATAACATATAATAATATAGTACACTCCATTGAAGACTTCTTCAACCGCCATTTGCAGGTGAAACAGTTTCTTTGTCTTGACAATTATGACGAGGAGGCGTTGGAAAACATATACGTTACTGCCCTCCTTGTTCCGCAACAGAGTTCAATCAACGGGTCTCAACTGACCTTGAACTTCAACCTGTTCATCGTTGACCTGTTGAATGCTGACGGAAGCAACAAGAAGGATGTGTATTCGGACACCCTTGATATTATAAGAGACTTCGTTGCCTATTTCACAGGCAGCCCCTGCATTGACTTCACAATCAACGAAAGCACCACACTCACACCAATCAACGAGAAGTTCGCTGACGACATTGTTTGCGGATGGGTGCTGACTTTCGGAATAGACCTCCCATTCAGTCTGAACACCTGCAACATTCCGTTTGAAGAATAAAATAACCAATGGCAACCCTGACCGACAAACTTGAGAACACCATCCGCTCACTTGCGGTGAAGGCAACGCAGTCAATGAGGGGCATATTGACCCGCTCGCTTGCGAGACCGATTGACCCGAACGGTATTATCGGACACCTTGACATCAATGTGGTTCGGTCAGGTAACATCATCACAGCGGCGACCGACTTCCCTGACTATGCCTATTGGGTGGACAAGGGCAGACGTTCAGGCAAGATGCCGCCCGAACAACCGATTAAGGACTGGGTGAAAAAACACAATATCGCCGAATCCGCTGTGTTCCCTATACGCCGTAAAATAGGCAGGGAGGGAACGGAAGCGACCAACTTCACCACCCCTCTGCAAAGAATGGTGGAGATGATAAGAAAGACAGTATCAATGAACGCGGTGACATACATTCAGGACAGCGTATATCAGTCGGCAAAAACAATCAGTGATATTACGGTGAAATTATGAAAAAATAGTCAAAGTGGTAAGAAATCTGTTCACATTTTGATATATCATTGATATATCTTATTGATTATCAGTATCGGGTTCAAGTCCTTGTATGGACTTTCACCATATATTTTTGACCGCATTGAATACGTCCTCGTTGCTGATAACAATGTAATTCATAAAGGTCGCGAGTTGACGGTGACCCGTCAACTTCATTATGATTGTCGGGTTAATTCCTAATCGGTACAACCGACTCGCAAACGACCTGCGGCAGATGTGTGAACTCACCAACTTCCATTTGGGTACAAACTCAACCTGACGAACACCACCCCTGACGGTCTTCACTTCAACAAGGGTGTCCACCCCTGCAAGCATAGCAAGTTCCCGAAGATAGTCGTTAAAGTGCTGATTGCTGATTGGGGTGGGCATTTCACCGCCATCAATTATCTCCTGCAACTTGGGGTGAATAGGTATTTCAACCCTGTCACCTGTTTTCTTCTGATGTATGGACAAAACACCCTGACGCAGGTGTTCAAGTTTGACCGTTGAGAAATCAGAAAAGCGGAGTCCCGTTGTGATGCCGATTATGAACAACCGCCTGACATTATCAAGACGGGGGGTATCAGAAGTATCATAGTTCATAATTGCATTCATCTCATCATCGGTCAGGACAATATGTTCCACTTTTTCACCCTTCACCTTCGCGTCTATGTAGTCGGTCTTTATCCCCTTTTCTTTGGTGATGGTGGCGATGATTGTGCGGAACATCTTCATTCTACTTTGCAGGGTGTTTGGTGCAAGTTTGCGGTCGTCTCTCAACCAATCAAGGAATTTGGAGAGCGTTTCTGCCCCCATATCCTCCACAACGTATCTTGTACCCATTTGCCGCTCAAACCGCTTGAAATCGTCCACAATGCGATTGTAGGAGGCAATTCTGTTTGCGGATATGGTTTCACCGTTCAGGTTGGTGCGGGATTTGATGTTTGCGAGAAAATCATCCAACGCCTTGTCAAACAATTTGGACTGTTCCCGTTCTTCAGAGGTGGTTCTGAAACTGTTGTTCATATACTTGACGAAGGCGGCATTGGTGATAACTTCCGATTCGCGAACAAAATCCTCCGCAAAAGTTTTATAGACCAACAACCTTGAATTTACGCTGCGTTCAATGCTGTCTTTCGGGGTTTTTATACATTGCTTTTTTGCGCTCCATATTTCTTTCGGAACTTTTATTCGGGTGTTCCACCGCATACGCACCCCGTTATGCGAGCAACGCATCTCTATATTATATAGTCCATTTTTGTCGCGAACAAGCAAATTGAAATTAACTGTCATAACTCATTGATTTTATGCCGCAAAAATACAACATTTTTTCAAATGTGTTCACATTATTTTTAAGGTGCAAAAAGTGTGAACGATTTTGTGAACACTTTGAACAGGTTTGTATCTTTTTGTACCACTTTTTCAGAAGTACATATAAATCAATGATTTACAAAATAAATTATTGTGTTATAGTGTGTTATAGGTCACAGCAGAGACAAAAAAAGGCGGTTAAAACCGCCTTTTTTGTGTCTCAGCTGGGACTTCTTTCTCTCTTTCTAAATTATTATAGTTCAAATACTTATTGTTGTTCACAAAAAAGATGTGAACAGATTTGTGAACACTTATACGCATCCGTAAATAAGTTGCGGGTTGAATTTGAATCTCTTCGCGACCGATGTCTGATAGATTGCTTTTTTCTCCATAGATACGGATTGGTCTGAAAAATAGGTTGTTCTTTTTGTCGGTTTGAGTTCAATGGTGTGTGGTTGATGCGGTTCCAATATGTATCCCACCCCATCGGTGTAGAAAAAAACAAGGTAGTATTGCACTTCGGGGTGTTCCTCATACAAGTTCAACTTGTGTTCAGAAATGAGAATATCACCGAACTTGGTTGACGGTATGTTTCTCGCCTTTATTTCATAAGCATATAGCACCCCGTTTCGTTCACCGTACAAGTCGGGTCTGAACTTGTACTGTTCTTCGGAAACATAATCGGCGTCCCATACCTTGAATCCTGATTTCAGCATTTTCAATGCGAACATTTCTTTTGAGCGTTCATCTCCATAGTTTGTCATTTTTAATGAATATATTTTTCAGGGGCAAGGACTTACATATAAATAACAGAGTTATCACTATTGCCTAACCTTTAATTTATTTATATGGCAGTAAATCACTACCCATTAAAAATCAAAATTGGTGCTAAATACTACAGGATGAGCGACATAACCAATGAAATCGTCAAATCAATAAACAGCGGTGATGAGGACACTTTGCTCTTTTTCGGAGAATTTCTGAAAAAAAGGGCAGAGTTGTGTGATGCACCGCCATCACTCCCGCTCACCCACTACATATTCAGTCTGTTGGGTTGCACCGCAGAACCAAAGGTTTACTCATTAAAGGAACTCTATGTCAGAAGTACGGTTTCAGAAAAACTGACAGCGATGGGGTATAATATGGATGTTTTTGTTGCAGATTGCACAAAACAGGGTTAATCTGTATTTGTTAATTTAACAATTACAAGTGTTTGTATTTCAAGTTATTATGCAAAAAGGAAAAATCGCAAAGTAGTTATATATAGGAGTTTGCGATTTTTCCTTTTTTTGAATCAAACCTGAAACTGACTTCAAAACCTCCTGCAAACTTCTACAATAGTATAGAATAATGAAACAATAATGATACGAGAAATCCTGACTGCGGCAGTGGCAATGTTCACACCGATTCTGATAATGATGCTCATAGACCTTGTTACAGGTCTGATGAAATCCTTGAAAAACAATACAAAGATTAGTTCAAGCAGACTCCGTTCAACCATCACAAAGACGATTGTGTACTTCATTGTCCTCCTGATTGGTGGGTGTCTTACCGCACTTGGTGAGGAAAGTGTCGGGGTATTGTTCGCAGTGTTCATAGGCATAGTTGAAGGAATTTCAATCCTTGAAAACCTGTCGGAAATGTTTCCGAATCACAAGTTCATTTTGAACCTCAAATCCATACTGAAAAAGAAACAAATAGAAGAAGATGGCAACGAATAACGAGACAATTAACCTCAAGATACAAGTTGACGCTAATCAGGCGCAGCAATCCACCACCAACTACAAGGCGAAGATAAAGGAACTCAAAGACCAAATGGCAGAACTGTTGGTGGAGACCAACGGACTTGCCGATGCCACAGCGGAACAAAGGGCGCAGTATGAATCACTTGCGAAGGAAGCGGGTTCTTTGACGGACGCTCTTGGTGATGTATCGGCGAGAATACGAGCAAACGCTGATGACTACCAAATGTTCAATGCCGCCCTTGAAGGTCTCAAAGGCGGTGCTGCTGTCGCACAGGGTTTGGTCGGCACACTTGACTTGCTCGGTCTGTCCAATTCGGGTGTTGAACAAGTCGTAAAGACCCTTATGTCCTTGCAGGGCATAATGAACTCCATCAATGCCGTACAACAGGTGTTCAACAAGGATTCAAAGGTCAGAATCGCCTTGCAAAAACTTCTGTCAACGGAGGTCAAAAAGACCGCCGTTGCGGAGGGTGAGGCAACATTAGCAAGCGGAGCATTGGCATTAGGTGAGGGTGTTGCAACAAAAGCGACATTCACCCTTGCAGGTGCTTGCAAAGCGGTTGGAACTGCCATTAAGAATATTCCAGTCATTGGATGGATATTGGCGGCAGTGTCTGCCCTTATAGCACTGACCAAACTTGTTGTTAGTCTTATAGACATAAGTGATGAGGGACTTGAACAACAAAAACAGGCGGAGGAGAACCAACACAACATCAATGAGGCATACGCAGAGGGTGAAAGGGCGATTGCGAAAGAACGCAGGGAACTTGAACTGAACATTCAGACCTTGAAGGATTGTGAGGAAGGCACTGACGAATGGAACACAGCGGCAGAATCAGTCGCTAAAACTCTTGGTGTCGGCGTTGAGTGGATTAAGAAAAACAAGGATAAAGTCAATGAACTCGCACTCGCTTGGTTGAACGTCAAGAAGGTGCAGGCAACACAGGACAAACTCCTTGAAAAAATGGCGGAAAATGATGTGAAGGTTCTGCAACTTGAAATCGCCAAAACCGAAATAATGGGCGCACACTACAAGACCCGTAGGGAGACCGTTGAAAGATGGGCGGAGGTGTTCGGTTGGAGTCAAGACCAAATTGACGAACTTGTTGATGCCACAAACAAGACAAAGACAAGCAACGAGGAGGACTATCGCAATGCGGTGAACCGTATGGATGCTGTATTCAATCAAAGCAAGAAAGTTCTTGCAACCGCCACTAATACATATCAGGCAGAATTTGACAAACTTGAAAAAAGCATCAAGGATGATAAAGCACTTTTGTCCGAAACCGTAGAGGAAAGCAAGCAAGTGGATGAACAACTTGCAAAGAACCATAAGAAAACCAACGAACAAATAAAGAAGTCCGATGAGAATTTGGCAAAGGAACGCCAAAAACACCTTGAAGCACTCACAAAGGCAAACAAGACTGCATCCGACAAGATAAGCGGGTATTGGAAAACCTACGATTCCAACATCAGCAAGGATAACGAGGAAACACATTTTGGAAGACTTGAAAACTTATCCATAGAATACGCAAAGACCATTGACACCCTTGACAAGGAACTTGCTGAATATAAAGACTACTATAACAAGTTGTCAGATGAAGACAAGGCGGCACTCGGAGACCAACTTGTTACTCTTGAACAGTTTGAAAAGGCACAAGAAGGTATAAGAAAACAAGCACTTGACAACTATGTTAAGGGTATTGAGAAAGAAAATGAGGTTGAAAAGAAGAATGAGGTTGAAAAACAGCGCAGGGCGATAGACTCTCAAAACAACATTGACAATGCCGTTCTTGCCAAAAGACTTGCAAACTTACAGGAAGGCAGTGAAGAATACTTTGAACTGCAAAAGGAAATAGAGGAAGAAAGGTTTGAGCAAGAGATGGAGGACTTGCGCAGACGCGAGGAAGATGGAGAAATAACGAAGGAAGAACTTCGGGCATTAGAACTTGAAAAGGAAGCGGAACACCAGCGTAACCTAACCGCCATACAGGAGGAAGAGGACAGAAAGAGGATTGAACTGACGCAGAACAGAATCTCAACGGTCGGCAGCATATTGACTAATATGAGCAATTTTGTTTCAACCCTTATGGAGATGGAACTTGAAGAAGCGGAGGGTAATGAAAAGAAACAAAAGGAAATCAAGAAGAAGTATGCCACCGCACAGGCAGTTATGAAAATCGGTCAGATTGGTATTGACACCGCTCTCGGCATAATGGGTGTTTGGTCACAGGTGATGGAACTCGGTCCAATCGCTGGACCCATTCTCGGTGCAATCCTGTCGGCAACAATCGGTGCGCTCGGTGCTGCCAACACTGTGAAGGCAATTCAAGAGAAAAACAAGATTATGAAGGCAGCAAGGGGTGCTTATGTTGTAGGTGCATCGCATACATCAGGAGGTGTAAACTACGAACTTGAAGGCGGTGAGATTGTGCTTAACAAAAATGTTGCGAGAATACCGCAATATCGGGCGATTGCAAGCGCGATGAACGTATCTACGGGTGGAATACCGCTCGGCGGCGGAGGACTTGAAAATGGGGCGGGATTTGGCGTCACAAAGGAGGATGTTCAGACCATCGTCCAACAGACCGTTGCAGGCATAGCGGCAATTCCTGTTGTTGTTTCCGCGCAAACAATATCGGAGAGACAAAGACAGGTGAACGTAACCGAACAGCGTTCACAGATTTAACAATATAAATAATGGTGTTATGTACGGATATATTTACAAGACAACGGATGTTTCAAATGGTAAGATTTATATTGGACAACATAAATCTGATGTGTTTGACACCAAATACTTTGGAAGTGGAATTATAATAAAATCAATCAAGAAAAGAAGACCACAAGACCTAAAAACCGAAGTTGTTGAATGGTGTGAAACAAAAACAAAACTAAACGAAAGAGAAATATATTGGATTTCTGTTTTTGACGCAAAAAACAATAAAGTTGGATACAACATTGCATCAGGAGGTAATGTTGGAATAATACCAAAGAGAGGTGGGGTTTCAGAAGAACATAAGAAGAAATTAAGTGAATCACATAAAGGTAAACACCATTCTGATGAAACAAAAAGAAAAATGAGTGAATCACATAAAGGAAAACCACTTTCGGAAGAGAATAAAAGAAAAATAGGTGAATCCAACAAGATTTCTCATAGTTCTGTTGAAACAAAAAGAAAAATAGGTGAAGCACATAAAGGAAAAACACTTCACAAATTTTTGTGGTTGACAAGTGATTATGATGTTAAATTGATGTGCATTGCAAGTGTTGCAAAATGGCACAAAGATTGGATACTAATAGAATAAACATAAATTATTATGAACATAAATATAAAAACATACGAGTTGTTACTAAATGATGACAACTTATGGATTGACAATATCAGTCTTGTTGCTGAACCCGCCATTGAGGTTGACTTTATGGCGTTCGCAAAGGAGCGTCCGTTCAAGTTTGCAGACGAGGACAAACATATAATCACAGGGGCGGTTATGATTCCCGACAAAAAGATGTGGCGCAACGACTTCGGTGGTTGTTATGTATATTTCTCCGCTGACACCTGCGAGAAGGCGGCACAGCGTTGGTTGATGGACGGAAAAAACCGCTCGTTCAGCGTACACCACAACGAGGAAGTGAAGTCGGTCGCAGTTGTTGAGTCTTGGGTGAAGATAAGTGATGCCGACAAAAGTACCGCACTCGGATTTGAGAACATACCCAACGGAACTTGGTTTATCTCTGCAAAGGTTGAGGATGAGGAACTTTGGAAGGCGGTGAAGTCAGGTGAGGTTAACGGATTCTCCATTGAGGGTGTGTTTGCCATCGTTGAAAATGAGGAGGACAGCATCATCAGGGAGGCGGAGGACTACTTGTCAAAAATAGAATAAACCCAATGAACTACACAAGCGGAATCGGACAATACTGTGTGCGAATTGCGGATTGGTTGATGGAGAATGAGGAGGCACTGACCGTTATGGACTTCTATGCCGACCCGACCAACGAACCGTTCACCTATTCGTTGAGCGAGGTATTGGCATTTAACTCCCCTGAAATATACAATGTATTGAGCGAGCGCATTCTTTCACTCGGACTGCAAGGTAGGGTGAACAGTCAACTCGCCAAATTATACCTTGCAAAGAGGTTTGAACCGAACGAGGCGGTTGTGGACGACATTGAGGAAATCCGATTCAAGTTCGGTTGATAAACAATATAAATATAGCATAATGGCAACAACAATAACAGAACCTACACAACCAAAACATTGGATTCCGTCAGGAAACCCCATTGTGTATAACTTCTACACAAACAACACACTCCCCGATTTGAGTTACATCATTGACGTAATCATAAACGGAAGTGTTGTATGTCAACTCAAATATGCGGTTTACGACCGTAATGATATGAACATTGACTTCAACAGGATTGTGAACGACTACATCAAGGACGGGTGGACTAATGATTACAATGTATTTAACTACACATTTGCAGACACACTGAAACTTGAATTGAAGGTGTATGAGCAGAATGGCAATAATGCACCTGTTGCAAGCGGAAGTTCAAAGGAAATCTATGTTTGGTATGCGGTTGCGGATTTTCAGAAGTCAAGGTATTTGTGGGACTACTACACCTACAACGATTTGACGGGTACAACCTACGACCAATATGGCAGGTTTCTCGGTGTTCAAAACTACTGCGAGGATGTGGCATTCAACTCTGTTCTCTATTACAACCCTTATAGTGTTGAAGGAAAAAGTGTTATATTCAACAACTTGTACAAAATTAGTCCAACAACCAAACGCTCTATGAGTTTCTTTGTTACCTCCACATTCACTGGTGGCAGCAAACATACAAGACTTATGAACTGTTGGTGTTATAACAAGCATCACAAAATGACCAAACGGTTTGGCATTAAACTACACAATGGAACTTGGATGGACAGCGATTACGACCGTAAAATTGCTACAATCCCTGTCGGCATTCAGGAACTGAATGCTTTTACTTGGGATGATATTGAACTTTTAGATGGAACATTGAACTACATTGACCCTTCGGAGGATGCCTACTACTTCATAACAGTCGGTGATTACAGCGATATGGCGACAACCCTCTTTGACATAGAGTGGCACACTCCATCGGGCTACAAGTGGGTGGGATTTGAGATTGTACCCTGCAACCAATATAAGGTGTATAACATACTCTACCAAACATCGGAGGGCGGTTGGTGGCAGATACGCTGCGACAGAAAGCACTCAAAGGAAACAAAGGTTGAAACCAACATCAAATACAATTCTTGGTATCCTACATCTTATGGTACATTCATTACAAACGATGCCACATTCAAGCAGGTGATGCACACAAGTGCTGATGGTTCAATCACCTTGAATACTAATTGGATTGAAAATCAGGGGATTATAAGTGAGATTGAGGATATGATTATCTCACCCCGAATCTTTTTGGTGGAGGACACCGAACTCGGAGCGAAGTCACCTGTTTACACACCTGTACTTTTGAAGGACTCAACTTATCAAGTTTATGACAAGGGTCAGGACAGACTGTTCAGATACGAGTTTGAGTTTGAGGAAGGGTTCAAAAAACCCACATTGAAATAAATGATTGCAGATGGAAACAAAACTTTTTATTAACACCAATGGCAACTATGCGGAAGTTGACCTTTACGATGACATTGACATCCCCGTTACCTACAATGTGGCAGATGTTAGAGACATCAGTAAAAAGGACTCAAATTGGTCGCTAACGGTCAAACTACCTAACACCCAAAACAATGCGCAGTTGTTTGAGTTAAACAACGATATATCCCGTTATAACTCCACCTTTGAAATGCTCAAACAATACCCCGCATTTGTTGAAGTCGGGTGTAACCGAACATTTGAAGGATATTTCAAACTGACGAAGGTTATCATAAACGATGACAGGGAGGTTGTATATGAGGGAAATCTCTATTCCAATGTGATTGAGTTTATGGCGAGACTTGGAACAACCACTTTGCGAGGTAATGCCGACCCTGCTGATGATTTGAGTTTTTCCGAATATACAATGACGCTTGACGCACAAACTTGGTTTGACAGAACTTCACCACTGACTTATGGTAAAGACTGTTATTTTGCGCCAGTTGACAAGTATAATTTAGACAATCGGAGTTGGATAATGGCACAACCATTAACAGAAACATATAACGTCCCTTGCCTTCCGATGTATTATGATGAATTGACGCCATTCTTATATTACAAAGAAATATTAGATAAAATATTCAAGTGGGCGGGATTTAACTATGTTTCAGATTTTATCAATAACACAGCAAACAACACAACGACTTTTGAATTTGAAAAACTTGTTTATCCTGATGTTAATACTAAACCATTTGCATTAAAAGATATATGGTCAACTGTAAGTCAAGTTACATCCGCCGAACATATATACAATCCCTATGACCGCCACATTTATGGTCGCTTGCTTGGTTCTTGGAGCGGCACTTCCGTACCTGGTGCATTAAGTGACATTGAAAACCCTACTTTTTTTGACCAATGGTCACAGTGCGGTATAGATGAATCTAATGCAGGTCAGACAACTTTGACTTCTTCTTCTGCCTATCGTTATACATTTCCACAAGGCGGCACATATAGTGTAAATTTGACTTTGCCCTTGAGAATCGCTTTTTATATGACTAATACAAGCGGAAGCATATTGCCAGGAATTTTACAGACAACAATCAACGCTGACACATCGGCATCTTATATGTACTCTGTAAATCTTATACTTCATCAAAACAGCACTAACACTGATATTGTTATTGAAACTCTAAATTCTGGACTCCAAAATTATGCTTCAAGTTATGACAGGGGGTATAACGGGTCGTTTGTTATTTATGAACAAAGTTGGGAGACAGAACGCAATATATATGTTGAGGCAAACGACTACTTATATTTTACCGTAAATTGTGTTTTACAAGAAAAGGTTGGCAACAACTTAACTTTTTATGACCCTGATGATACGAGTACAAGATGGGCGCATAAGTTGTATTTTGAAATAACAAGAACGATTGATGTGAACTTTTTGCCGAAACAACTGATTGATGTTCGCCTAATATCTGACTTTTCTGTTGGCGGCACATTTGACCCGACTGTCATTCTGAACCCGAAACGAAAAAAGACCGATTTCATAACAGATATTATCAAAAAATTCAACCTTTATATTGAAGATGTAACCTACAAAAAAGATGACAACGGAGTATATTATAGAGACTATGCTGGCATAAGACCCAATGAACCAATTTTGAGAATTGAACCTCGCAATTTGTATTACGAAAATACCACTGTTGTGAGAAATTGGACTGAAAAAACAGATGTTTCCTCTATTGAATTTGAAAGAATTGATAATTATTTGTACAAGCAAATATTCTTGAATGATGACAACGACAAAACATATTTTGTTGAGGACTACAACAATTACAGATACACTGAAGGCGAATATGGTGAAGAAATAATTGTGTCACCATATAATATCAGCGATGATGAAAAATTGGAAATAAAAACAAAGTTAGGACAGACAATGTGCGGTTTGTTGCATAGATACGATAATGTTAGACATAATAAATGGTTGCAATGCCCATTTGTATTTACGTTGAACAACGATGGCAGTGTCAAAACTGATGTTGAGTATGATGATAGGATGTTGTTTGTGTTTGACCTGCAACGTACAGATGCAACTTATCAAGATATTTGGGATGACGGACACAAGTATTTTGCATTATATAATCGCAACAATGTTATAGGTTCTACGGATTGGAGCAACACAACTGGTCGTAGTTTCATAGCATCATATTGTTATCTTGACCACTTCAATATTCCGTTTGGTGATGACACAGCAGACTTGAACTTCGGTTGGGCAAATTGGTATTATCAGAATTTGGATGGCACTTGGACAACGGCAAATAACACCTACAATGTGTTTTACAAACAAATGATTGATGACTACAACTCACCCGAAGCAAGACTTATGAAATGCAAGATGTATTTGAAATCATCCGATATTCGCGACCTGCAACTCTCTGACACAATCATTGTGAACAATGTTGCTTACCATATAAATAAAATCAAGCAATGGAAAAGCGAATACGAACCCACAGAGGTGGAACTGATAAAAATCATACAATCAAACTCTAAATTCAAACAACCGATTCTTAAAAACAAACCTCCAAAAATGGAAATCGTAACATTGAACACACTCAAAGAACTCATTGAAAGTCAGAACAAGGCAATCAATCAGATAAGCAAACAGGTTGAGAATTTGGATGGCACAATCAAAAAGATGGATGAACAACTTATCAAATTGGACGAGAGGGTGAAAAAACTTGAAGGCGGGTCTGAAACAAGTGAGGACGGCAGCAATCCCGACAAAGATGAGAATAATAAAGACGAATATGACTGACGAAACAAACACACAAAACGACAATGAAGTTCAGAACGATGAACAGAACGAACCGAAAAAGACCATCAACGGGTGGTCAATGAACACCGACAATACGGGTTACACCGATTCAGGAACACCCGTTTATCTCGGTGATTAGGTCATTTGTTAAAAAATTCCTAACAAAAAGGAAAAATCGCAAAGTAGTTATATAGTACAAGTGCGATTTTTCCTTTTTTGAATCCAACCTGAATCCAACCTGAAACTGAACATCGGTTGAATAACCGATAAATACCTGTTATCGGCAAATCCGCTGAAAATACACCCATATAAATATATGCAGTGAATATATCACTGCATTATGAACACAAAACTATCGGAGATAAATCTAAACGAGGCAGTTGAACGTAATTATGAGAAATGGTTGAAGGCAGCAAAAAAGAACGTACCGAGCGACAAGGCGGAGGACATCCTGCATACTGTAATCATACAACTGTATGACAGCAAAACACCGCTTGAATCCATAGGCAACCTTGACGCATACATAGCGAGGAGTGTATGGATTTCCTACATCAGCAACAATTCATTGTATAACCGAACTTGGCATTCAAAGGAGGTGCTTGAATCGGACTTTGAACCGATTGAACCGATTGATGAGGAGATTGAGGAAATCGGGTGTGACGTATGGGATATGATTGACCGATGCGGATGCTCTTGGTGGGAGAAGGAGATATTCAAGCGGAAGGTGTTGGAGGACAAGACATTCGCCGAAATAGCGGAGGAAACCAACCTGTCTATCGGACAGGTCTATTATTCGTTCAGAAAGGTTAGAAACGCCTGCAAAAACTTATACAATATATAAACGACTATGGCAAAGAAAAAGAAACAAATTGAAACCGAACCGATTGAACAGGAAGTTCAACCCGTTGAACAGGAAGTTCAGGAAGTCCAACCCATTGACGAAAAGACCGCCATCCTTATGCAGTTCGCGGATTTTTGGAACACCAACTGTGCTGGGCATTCAATCACAACGGTTGAGAATGCCAAAGTTCTTTGGAACTATTGGCAGATGTTGAGCGGTCGCACCGACCGATTCAATGGATGCACACCCTGCATTGTGACCAAACTCCGTTGGATGAAGAAACTGTGCATTGAACAAGGTATTGAGGTGAAATGATGAAACTATATCGGAGAAAAATCTATCTATCATTCGCGAACGAGGCGGACAGGTGCGCATACGACCCGAACACAAACTCACTCTACCTGTCCATTGGCGGGGTGGTCTATGAGTACACACCTGTCGGCAGCGGTCTCGCCTCACTTGTTATGCAGGGTGACACAAACGCCATTGAACAGGTGCAGTATTCAACCTATGCGAAGATGGTCAGCAAACTTCCGAAGGGGGTGTTTTGGACATACCTCCCGCAGCGCACCCTGACAATGTATGAGGTGAACTCGTCCAACGTCAACCTGATTGGGTATGATTACGGCACCGAACAACTCTATGTGGAGTACAAGGACGGGAGTCTGTATGAGTATGATGATGTTCCCTTGCAGTTTTGGAACGGTCTCAAAGACGCTGACAGCAAGGGTTCATACATACATTGGTTTGTCAAGTTGAACGACTTCCCTTACAGGAAGGTGGACATCCAATATACGGTCAGCAATATGCTGCCAAACAAGGGGTCTGAACACAATGACGGATGGATGAATGTTTAGATAATATAGCAAACACCAATGAGACAATTTTTAACTGATTTTATGAACGACAAAGACACCTTCCTTTGCACAATAGCATTTGGTGTTATGATACTATCTTTCATAGGTATCTGCATTGCAGTTTGGTATTACCAAAGGGACGACAAAAAGGGAGGTGAAGATATTATGAAATACAACGGGTCGCACTGACACCCTTATAAATACATCAACAATATAGACAAACAATGAAATCAATCAAATCTTGGAGTGACATCACAGTAGGTCAGTTGATAGAGTTGAAGAAACTTGACCTTGAACACAAGTCCAACACCCTTGCAACGCAGTCCCAACTCATCAAGTTATTGTACGGTGCTGACGCTGACAATATGCCGTTTGATGAGTATATGGACAAGGTTATGGAGATAACGGAGGCGTTCTCAACCCCATTGAAGGGCGACTACAAACCGCAGGTGGAATTATGCGGCAAGGTTTACAAGGCGGTTCCGATTGAGAACTTCACAACGAGGGAGTTCACTGACTTTGACACATTGGCGAGGGATAACAACGACAACAACCTGCCGCTCCTGCTCGCACTCATCTACCGCTCCGATGACGAACAAACTGACAAGGACAAATACTCCGAATCAGTAAAGGAGAAAAGCAAACTCTTTGCAGACAATATGGATGCAGTCACTGCGGTCGGTGCTGTCAGTTTTTTTACCAATGCCTTGCTTCAGTATTTAAGAACTACGCTGCTCTCTTCGGAAAAAGCAAGGATGATGATGGAGAGCGACCCGAAGATGAAGGAGTCAATGAGGATTCTTCAGGACTATCTCGGTGGGGTTGGCAACTGACGCTCTACGAACTTGCGGGCGACAACCTCATTCTGTGGGACAGGTGGTTGGATTCAAACTGCATAGAATTTTTGAATCACCTGTCACTCAAAAAGGAGTTGAACGACTATCGGGAGGAACAACGGAAAAGACAACAGAAATATAAGGTCGGATAAGATGAAAGAACTTGTTATTTGGGCATTTATGAGCGTAGGACTATCAAACATACTCACAAGGGAGTTTGTGTTTGAGTGGTGGCGCAAATGGGTTGAAAAAACATTCCCCTACAACAACACATTCAACTACCTTGTGAACTGCATCGTATGCACAGGGTTTTGGTGCGGCATCGCCACATCGTTTTTCTTCCCGACAATCAGTTGGTGGTGGGCGGGATTTGTTTGCAGCATATTGTGTAAGATTGTTGCAACTTATACGGAGGCGGTTTAAGGGCGAAAACTCGCCCATACACCCCCTCCGATTGAATAATGGAGTAGTTTGTTGTGAAAACATTTATCGGGGCGAAATTGTACGAAAAACAGGCGGAGATTGCCGAATCGGTGGTGAACTCACAGGAGATGTACCACACCATCTGTTGCGGGCGGCAGACGGGCAAGTCCTATCTCTGCAAACAACTCCTCCTGTACTTCGCCATCAACAATGCGAAGTGGCAGATTATGTATGTATCCCTCACATATTCGCAGACGAATAAGTTGTTCAAGGAACTGTTGAACGCAATCAAGTCAAGCGGCATTATCCGCTCGTTCAATCGGGTGGAGAACTCCATCATCCTTGTAAACGGCAGTGAAATCTACTTCAAGTCCTACACCAATGCGGATGCGGTCAGGGGATATTCGCTTGACGTACTCATCATAGACGAGGCGGCATTCCTTGCTGACGAGGACTTCTTCGCGGCATTCAAACCCACCCTTGCGGTCAGGGGGAAGAAGTGCATATTGTGCAGTTCGCCTCGCGGGTATAATTGGTTCAAGGATATGTATGATTCGGGTGTCAGGGGCGACAAGGGATACAAATCATACTTTGCAAACTACAAGTCCTGCCCATACTCAAACATTGAGGAGGTTATGGATGCCAAATCCAAACTGCCCAACAAGATATTCAGGGCGGAGTATGAAGGTGAGTTCATAGAGGGCGGTATGAGCGCATTCAGCAACTACGAGAACTGTGTGAACATTGACCTGAACTACGGCAAGGTGGTGGCGGGCATTGACGTTGGCAGGCAGAGCGACTACACCGTACTGACCATTATGAACGGCAAACGGGTGGTGTATATGGAGAGGTGGCGAACCGACACTTGGGAGAACATCAAAAACAAGATAATTGCCGCCTGCAAGCAATACAAACCCATATACACCTATGTTGAAGTCAACGGAATCGGGGATGTGTTCTACGAGATACTGCAAAAAGGATGGAGGGAGGCGAAACTTATTGGTACGCTCGCACCTTGGTTGACCACCAACCAAACGAAGAACAACGCAGTTGAACAACTGATTGACGACTTCAACAACAGGAACATAAGTCTGTCGGACGGAATCAGTGAGTTCAAGGAACTGATGTACGAACTCGGCAACTTTGAGGCGACCTATTCAAAGTCCAACCGCTGCATCACCTATGCGGCGAGGGGGCAGGGCAAGGATGATATGGTGATGAGTCTCGCCATCTGCAACTACAATGCGAAGAAAAACCTACTTGCAGGAACATACCTTATAGACGTTGTTTGATGTAGTTTCAATTTAAGGCACTTTTTAGGCGATTTCAGACACTTTGAATACAAAGTGGCACAAGATACTATATGTTGGCAGAAAATGCCTGTATGGGGTTGTTTGGCAGTGAAAATAGCAAAACAAGTCAATGATGAACATTCAGGTTTGGTTCAAGGGTTCAATTTGGATTCAAGTTGGATTCAAAAAAGGAAAAATCGCAAACTCCTATATATAACTACTTTGCGATT